AGATAAGGCACAGCTTTAGCCGTACTAATTGATTAAGCGACGCTTTAAAATGATTCTATAAAATTTTTAATAAAAAAAAACCTAAATTTAAAACGAAAAAAGGAAACTCATCCAGAATGGACAATGGCTTCAGGGTTTATCACAAAAGGCGGTAAACCAGTCAAGAAACCAAAACGAAATTTATCTTTAATTGCCCTATATACTTTAACTTTTTGTTCGATGGATGATTTAAAATACCAATGAATTGGTAATTGTCCATCATTCCAACTTGCAAAAGTATCGGGATGAGAAACTCGAGCTATGTTGAATGCTTGATAATGTGGTATAACTGCGTCAACAGCACCTTCTTGAGCAAAGTGTGGTATACACCTCACTCCAGGTGTCATGTAAGAAGCTTCATCTAGTGTTTTAAAACCAGATGGATCTGTATTCTTACGATATTGATTCGCAAATGTACTCATTATAAATGATTCACCAATATGCCCTTGTTTCTCATGCGTCACCATACGCAAAGCCATCTTCCCGGTATAGAATCCATATCCTGCTGCGAAATAGTCAACTAAATCAATATATTGAGAGTCAACAGTTGCACGAAATTGATAAGGGTTCACCACCAAAGCGTCTGAATTTGTAATGATTTTAGTAGGACTAAAAGGCAAGTAAGACATTAAAAGTTTATTAAGATGAGTAAATTGGTCTCCCATTGAAATCTCTAAATTTCGTGTTTTGTCAATGGGGACTGAAGGACCCGAAGCTATAGGAGAGCTTCGAGTCTGAGTGGCACTACGGGAAGTGTTGTCAAAACCCGTAGTTAGAGGACCAGAGGAAACATGTTTAGCTGGTAAATAATTGATAAGTGTTGATGGATTGGAAAGTTCAACATTTGTCGCATGAAAGCTAGGAACACAATAAATTGTGTGTGCGACATCAGCAGTTACTTCTAATGGGACTTCCACGAGTATATATAGAGTACCGTATGAACAAAATTCAGTTTTCTGTTTTGCTACAAGGTATTCATAACCCGATCCTGTCCCATCAACAATAAATGGTGATGCAACATATTTCATAGCTGTGTTTGACATTAGATTTGCTGTCACTTGTTGATTAGCTTTATCACCTGTAAATTGAACTACAGTTGACATTGCCAAATTAACAACATCCTTATCAAGAACGTCACCAACGGCGTATGTTCCATGGTCATTGGGTGCAACTATGGCTCGCAACTTTACGTTGTGAAACATAGTTAAGAACACGTCAAGATCGTAATGCAATTGAGCATTCCAATTCTGACACGTTGATGATACCCAAGCCTGATGCGTTAGATACAAATTATCATCCCCTTTGATAACTGGGTTGATAGTTAGTGGAAAAACTGCGAGTACTTGATTTGGTACTTGATCATCAGAAATTTTGAAGATATGATCATCGAGAATGTTTGGAGTTCTCATGATATAATCTACAGACATTTCGTCTAATTGTGTGCCAAATAAAGAATAATCTGTCGCGATGATATTTTCCTGATCAGGTGTATACACATGATCATTAATTGCAGTCTGTGCAGATAGTTGCCCATCACCGGGCTTCCATTTTACAGCTACAACAGGTGTATCTAACGTAGGCTTGCTATATCCCAACGCACTGGCGGTATTAGCGCCAGCTTTTAAGAGTGGAGCAACAGTAGATGCCAAATTACCAACCATAGGTAACCCGGACGCTGCTGTTGCAACTTGAGCCCCTTCCCGCAAAACAGCAGAAACTATACCTTCTTTACGCATGGTATTGGCTTCTGAAACATGTTTCGTTGGAATTGGTCGTGGTCGTTGCACTGGGGCAGAGGGCAACGATCTTGAGACTGGAGGATGAACTTTGTGATTCCGTGCAACCATAGCACGTAATTCACGATTAGCATCATCAACCCGTCTACGAAGTAGAGCCTCAGTTGCAAGTGGAGGCGCTATAGTTGGATATTCCAATTTAAGTGTATCGCTATCAGCCTGAATATACACGTTCATTTTCACTGTACCAATATCAAGCGGAGTTAACCGTCCAATATAAAGTTTTCCTGGTCTTCCAGTCCCGGATTGTAGATTTCGGGATAAGAAAGCAGAAACCCATGGTACATTCATACTCACAGTTTGTGATGTAGTTAATGAGACTTTCATGTGAGGAGTTTGTGAAATTTGAACGAGTCTTTTCGTGCGTGATTCGATCGCTTCTGGTGTCATGTCAGCATATAAGGCTACAATGATGCCTCCTGATGTTTTAGGAGCAACAGTAAATTCAAAACGCACCTTCAAGTGTGTGCGTAAGAATGCAAAACCTTTAATTTTGTCATATACATTCATCTGCGATAGGAACAATTCAATTGGATCAAGCAAATACAGCTGTTCTCCAGGCTCTCCGCCCACGGGGATAACAGTAGACATTACGAGATATTCTCTTGCGAGAATATCTAGAATGCTATGATCCCTCCCTTCTTGAAAATTCTGAGTTTCTCTCTTAGTTAAATCCTGCTCCATTGGTAGAGTTTCTACAACGGGGATTGCACTAGTAGCGAAAGTCACAATTTGTTGTCCAGTTTCGACTTCATTCCTTTCATCGTGAAATGGAAGGATGGAGTTGCGTGTGTCGTCGTTGGTTAATGATTGAACATTATCTGTATTTTGAGCTACTCTTCTTTTAATTCACACAGTCGAGTAATACTGTTGTGAATGTTTGGGGTGTGATTCTTTGCAAGGGCTGCTTGCATGGCGATCACCAGTGTAAATACACTTACCATATTGATTTTGTTTTGTGATATGCTTGACTGATGCTTCATCAGTGGTCATATCACTTTCTTCGAAACCGTTGGTGTCCTCTACTATAGAGGAGCGAACGGCTAAGTCAAGGTCGTAGTCAACACTAGTATCGGATGTAAAATAAGATACATTATCACTGTCTCGAACCATCTTTCGTATATGCGTCTGACTGAAAAAACAGTCAGGCGACAATACTATTTGATGCTCCTGACACTGATCGATGATCTTATCTCGATACTCCTCAAAGCTATGAGGTTCGTGCATACTCAATTCGCGAATTGCTAACCTTGCATTCATTTGCATTTGCATAGATTTTGTACCATATTCTTGCTCACATCGGTCCCAATTTAATGGTTCTAATATTGAACATAAATCTAATGGTGCCAACCATATCTTAAGATCCTTATCATGCACAAATTTACGTTTTATTATTGAGACTTCACTTAGTGTCCTAAATTCAATCTCACCACCATCTTTAGTTTCTGGTGTACAATAATGACCGTATTTCAACATATATGATGACCATTTAGTT